GTAAATAAACAAAGTGATGCTTTGGCTAAAGAATTAAAAGATGTTGAGCGCCTTTTAAAATTTGATCCAGGTAACGTGGAAGCTTTGGCCCAAAAACAAAAGTTACTTACACAACAAATTGAAAATACAACACAAAAGCTCGATAAATTGAAGGCAGCGGAACAACAAGTACAGGCTCAATTTCAAAACGGTAAAATTTCTGAAGAACAATATCGTGCTTTCAGACGTGAAATTGAATTTACAGAAGGGTCACTTAATGGTCTTAAAAATAAACTAGGAAACATGAAAGCTGAGCAAGAGAATGTAGCAAGTTCCACAAGGCAATTAGAAACATTGTTTAGAGCTACAGGAAAAAGCGTTGATGATTTTGCCGGGGCATTAGGAAATCGTCTTGTGAATGCAATTAAAAGTGGAACAGCTACAAGTCGCCAATTAGAGCAAGCAATTGGGATTATTGGTCGTGAAGCATTAGGAACTGAAGCGGATATTGAAAAATTACAAAGAGCATTACGATCTGTGGATGCTGGTAATTCAATACAACAAGTACGAAACGAATTACGAGACTTACAACAAGAAGCTCAAAGAACGCAAAGAGAATTTCAAGAATTAGATATTGGCTTAGAAAATGTTCTTGGAGCAATGGTTGCTGGTGGTGGAATTGCCGGAACAATTGAAAAAGCACTTGATATGTCTAAGCTAAAAACAAAAATTGATATTACTTTCGATGTACCCGAGTCCTCCAAAAAATCAGTAGAAGAAGCTATTAGAGGTGTCACTACTTATGGAGTTGATGCTGAAGCATCTTTAGAGGGAGTGCGCAGGCAATGGGCTTTAAATAAAAATATTAGCGATGAAGCTAACGCATCTATAGTAAAAGGGGCAGCGGTAATTGCAACATCTTATGAAGGTATAGATTTTACAGAGTTAATCCAAGAAACATATGAAATAGGAAATGAATTAGGGATAACTCAAGATAGTGCCCTTGGTATGGTTGATGCGTTGTTAAAAATGGGATTTCCACCAGAACAACTAGATATCATTGCCGAATACGGAAGTCAGCTGACTCGTGCAGGTTTTAAGGCTGAAGAAGTCCAAGCGATTATGGAAGCAGGTGTTGAAACAGGTAGTTGGAATTAGATTATAGTTCCCTTGTATGGTGACATACAATGAAAAACTCCTTTAATTCAGTGAAACTCTCAAATGAGACAATACTGAGCGAAGCCTTTTAATTAAGGAACGTGCAACGACTAGTCGAAAGACGTAGGGTGTAAGCAAATGGCACTCGAAACGGGGAGCAACTCAAGTAGTTGAAGATATAGTCTAATCTATGCGGTGACGTATAGCAGTTCATAAGAGAACGGGCGTGACGTTGCGAATCACGTTGAATATAAATGATTGATAATCTCTTAGATGGGCTTAAAGAAGGAAGGATTCAATTAACTGAATTTGCTCAAGGTGCGGATAAGGCTTTGAAAGAAGCGCTAGATGGCTCTGGGATTGTCACAGAACAAATAGAAAAGTGGGGTGCAGCTGTCGCTAAAGGTGGAAGTGATGGTTCGAAAGCTATGGTAGAAGTAGCTAAAGCAATTGAAGGGATAGAAGATCCAGTAAAAAGAAATCAAGTGGGGGTTAAAGTTCTAGCCACTATGTTTGAAGACCAAGGACAAAATTTAACTAACACTTTAATAAGTGCTTCAGAAAAAACCGTAGACTTCCAGAAGAATCAGGATAAATTGAATGAATCTATTAAAAAAATGGATGCAAGTCCAGCGGTTAAATTTCAAAAAGCAATGGGTGATTTACAGATGGCGCTGAAACCAGTTCTTGGAGTTGTAGCAGATCTAGTCTCTAAATTCGCTGAATGGATTTCTAATAATCCAGAATTAGCAGCGACATTAGCGACTATCGGAGTAGCTATCGGTGTGATTTCCGGTGCGATTATGGCACTTGCGCCTATAGTTGTGACGGTCATGAGTATCTTCGGGATTGGAGCGGCTGCAGCGGCTGGGTTTGTTGCGGCTATTCCCCTTATCATAGCCGCTATAGCAGCCATAGGTATTGCGATTTATAAAAACTTTGATGATATTAAACAATGGATTATAGATACTTGGGATTCTATTACGGAATATTTAGTAGGAGTTTGGGACGGTATCGTGCAATCATCCAGTGAAGCTTGGAATTCATTTTTAGAAACAATGCATGCATTCTTTGATCCAATAGGTCAGTTTTTTAGCGATTTATGGACAGGGATAGGTGAGGTATGCAGCAGTGCATGGAGTTCGATTGTTGAATTCTTTTCTGGAGCTTGGGCTTCATTCACAGAAATGATGCATAGTTTCTTTGATCCGATAGGCGAATTCTTTAGTAACTTATGGTCCGGAATTGTGGAAACAGCGTCTTCCTGGTGGACTTCTTTAGTTACAACGGCTTCCGAATTGTGGGGAACACTCGTACAAGCTTGGCAAGATACTTGGAATACCATTGTTACCGTTTTAGATCCAATCATTTCATTTATCGCAACAGTTTTAGAAGCAGGTTGGCTACTTATTCAGGCAGGAGCGCAAATCGCTTGGGCAGCTATAAGCCAATATATTATTCAACCAATTCAAGAGGCTTACAATTGGGTGAGTACAACAATCAGTGAAATGGTTACTTGGCTTGGTACACAATGGGAAATTGCAAAAGCTGTGGCACAAGTAGCCTGGGGATTATTTAAGCAATATATCATTCAACCAGTCGTAGACACTTGGAACTTAGTAAAAGAAAAGTTCAGTGATTTAGTTTCATGGCTAAATTCACAATGGGAGACAATAAAATCATATACATCAGCAGCGTGGAGTTTGGTAAAACAGTATGTTATTCAACCTGTCCAAGAGTTGTGGAATACAACCAAGCAAAAACTTGGAGATTTAGCTAATTGGATATTAAGTAATTGGGAAACGATAAAATCTTATACACTTACAGCTTGGAATTTAGTGAAACAATACGTAATTAATCCAGTAACTGAAACGTATAATCAAGCCAAACAAAAATTTACTGATCTATATAATTCAGCGAAAGAAAAATTTGATGCTGTAAAGAATGCAGCACAAGAAAAATTCGATGCGGCTAAACGTAACATCATCGATCCAATCAAAGAAGCAGTTGGTAAGGTAGAAGAATTTATTGGGAAGATTAAGGGATTCTTTAGTGATTTAAAATTAAAAATTCCAAAGCCTGAAATGCCACCTCTTCCACACTTTAGTTTACAAACAAGTACGAAAAACGTTTTAGGTAAAGATGTTACTTATCCATCAGGAATTAATATTGATTGGCGTGCAAAAGGTGGTATCTTCACTAAGCCGACTATCTTTGGGATGAATAATGGACGTTATCAAGCAGCAGGAGAAGCGGGGGACGAAGCGGTGCTTCCGCTTAATAAAAAGACACTTGGAGCTATTGGTGCTGGAATCGTAGCAGCCATGCCACGAGAACAATTTGCTATGCCAGGCGAAATAAATCAATTAATGGGTGACATGAGCCGTATGATGGCTAGTTCTGTCAGCCAATTATCAGGATTAAAGACTGTCATGAGTGGTGTGTATGGAAATATGTCAAATAGTAAACAGGCTATGACAAGTAGTGTATCAAATCAAGTATTTAATAACTCATTTGGATCATCTGGTGACGGAGCAATTCCGATGCTTGGTGGTGATTTGGTTGTTGAAGTTCCTGTTGTTATAGAGGGGCGAGATGTGGCGCGTGGTACGTATCGATATACAACCGAGTACCAAGAAAGAGAAAAACAAAGAGACTCAGCCTTTTAGGTTTGGGTTTCTTTTATTTTATAGAGAAACGAGGTGTTAAAATGAGTACTTTTACTTTTAATAAACAACGCAAGGAATACATTCAAATAGAAAAAGGATGGAGTCCACCAACATGGGCACCTCTAAAACGGAATTTTTTAAAAACACCTGGATATCCAGGTGCAAGATTATTAGGTACAGAAACCGATCCACGTCCACTTCCTGTACCTGTAGGAATTATTGTTCCAAATGGAACGGACTTAGAAACTTTAAAAGAAGAAATAGCAGATTGGTTAATTACAGAACAACCTGTCGAGTTAGTTTTTGATGTAAAACCAGATAGAACATATATAGCTGTTGTTGATGAAGATTTTAATGTTGATGATTTTGTAAGTCTGGGAAAAGGTACTTTAAAATTTATTTGCCCAATGCCATATAAATTAGGACCAATTCGAAATGCAAAAGCAAAACTAGAACCAAATAATATTATTAAAATGGATGCTTTGAATGAGGGAAGTGTATTTTCAGAACCGAAATTCAAGATACAGGTAGAGAATCCGTCCACATTCATCGATATTATAAATAAAAATGGAGGTCAACATTTTCGTATAGGATACCCAGTTAAGATAGATGAAACGCCAATAAGTCGGTATGAATTGGTTATGCATGATAAAGCGAATTCTCTAGTGGGTTGGACGGAAGTGGGAAAAGATTTCGTTTCAGATTACGGAATCGTAGCAGGGAAAATGATAGCGGATGGTGCACGCATCATGCCATCTGATTACGGNNGAACTTTATTTATTAGATGAAAACAGCGTTGTAGTCGGAAAAGTAGGTATGTTTGATGCATATAGAAATTCTAGCGAGAATTTTGGTGAAGTTATGGCGGGAAACGGTGACTACAATCATTTGATTATAGCGGAAACGGGTTATTATCGTACAACATGGAATGATTTTTATGGACGTCTACACATTGCACGAGTGGGAAACTATTGGCAAGGGGATATTGCTTTAATCGATGAAAAAGGAAATTACCATACAGAAAAATTTGCCCAATGGTACGATACAGGCAATAGCTTTATGAAAAAAGTCGCTCAAATTGTTGTGCATATATGCTCATTTAATGACGCACCATCATTGATTGCAGCTGTACACGATATTAAAGTACAAAAAGTGAATAGCAATACAGAACGTCAAATACCTTATATTGTTCAAAAAGGAGATCTTGTAGAAATCGATTCATCCGATGCCAGTATTCGTATTAACGGAGCAGACGCGATAAATATAAAGGATTTTATGAGTGACTATATACGTATTGAAAAAGGAAAGAATGAAATCGAAATATCCCCAAACAACATTGGACAGGTAGATGTCACGTATAGGGAGCGTTACAGATGAGCAAAGCAAATAATCTATTACACATTGTGGATTTTAAAACAGAACAAATCATAGGTGTTATCAAAGAACAGGATTATTGGGATGATTTACGCCAATGGGAACTTAAAGATAACAAAGATAAATTTGAGTTCACAACAGCTGATGGTATAAAGATAGCGGCATCACTTATACAACAGAACCTTGTCGTTAAACAAACTCGTGACGGTACTTTTGTTTCATACATTATTACAGAAGTAGAACAAGATACAACAGGTCGTTCGAAAAAGATTTATACACTTGGTGAACATACAAAACTAAAGAAAGCGACTGTAATTAAACCACAAACTTTGCAAGCTACTACAGTCAACGAATCTACAGACTTTGCTTTACAAGGTACAGAGTGGAAACGTGGGATTACTGAGTTTGTTGGTATACGTACCATTCATATTAAGGATTTTACAAATCCGCTTGATCTCTTAAAACAAATTGCATCTACGTTTGAACTTGAGATTCGTTTTAGAACAGAAATAATGGGATCTTTTATTGTCGGTCGTTATGTAGATGTAATAAAAAAAGTAGGACGTGACAACGGAAAAGAATTCTTGTTAGGAAAAGATGTACAAGGTATCCGGCGTATTGAGAATAGTCAAGATGTAGTAACTGCTCTTGTAGGTGTTGGTCCACAAAATAATGAAACTGGTGAATTTCTCACATTTGAAGAAATAAACAATGGCAAACTTTATGTAGGAAATAATGATGCTCTGCAACGTTGGTCGAAAGATGGTAAGCATTTATTTGATATTTATTCACCACAAACAGAAGACCAAGGTATGACGAAGCAAAGACTCAAACAATTAACAGAAGCAGAATTAAAGAAGCGAATTGATAGTTCTACTTCATATGAAGTAAATGCAGTAGCGCTGGAAGAAGTATTTGGTTTATCTCATGAAGCGGTTCGTAAAGGCGATACGGTACGAATAAAAGATATCGGGTTTAGTCCACCACTTTTCTTAGAAGCTAGATTAATAGCAGCAGATGAATGTGACACTGATCCATCGAAAGATAAATATATCTTTGGTAATTATCGTGAAATTAAAGATACACGAAGTCTTATCGATAGGTTATACGCACAAATCATGGGTAGCTTATCAAATAAAGCATCTAAAGAATTACTAGATATGTTAGATAAGAAACTTCAAGAAAATGTAACAGAAACAGAAGTCATTCGAAAAGAATCGGAAGCAGCAAAGAAAATCGCTGAACAAGTGGCTGAAAACTTGAAGAATAATACCGTTGATATTATTGAAGGCGTAAATCCACCAACAGAAAACTTAAAGGATAGAAAAACTTTGTGGCAAGATATCAGCAAAGGTAAGCCTGGTATTCTGAAATTGTGGAAGGATGGCAAATGGGATCCTGTTGTTCCTGATGTGGAATCCGTTAAGAAAGAAACATTGGCACAGGTAAGCAAAGATATTGAGGCTACAAAAAGCGAATTAAATGAAAAGGTTCAAAGTGTGGAAGGTAAAGCGCAAGAAATAGTTAAGCAAATAGTTGATGTTCAAAAACAAGTTAATGACAAAGTAGATCAAACATGGATTAATACCCAATTAAAAGATAAAGCAGATAAATCCGGTGTTTATACGAAAGATGAAATTAAAGATGGCTTTATCGGGAAACAAATCTATGAAACTGATAAACAAGGGAATGTTCAGAAGTTCCAAGAAATCAGTACATCCTTTGAACAAACAAATGAAGATATCAAATCAAAAGCAGAGAAACAAAGCGTTATTGATTTAGGTAATAACCTAACACAAGTTTCAAAAACTGCTAATGAAGCGAAACAAACTGCTGATGGTAATACACGTACCATTTCACAAGTGGATTCTAAAGTAAACCAAACAGCTACAGACTTTACCAAAAAGACAACAGCAATAGAAGAAACTGTTACTGGGGTTTCAAAAAAAGTTACCAATATACAAACTGAACAAGGCAAGATCAGTGAGCGTATTACTAAATCCGAGCAAACCGCAGATGGATTTAAAACTTCTATTGAATCGCTAACTAAAAAAGATACTGATATCAGCAATAAATTAAATACAGTTGAGCAAACTGTGGACGGCACAAAAAAGACGATATCTGATGTGCAACAAACTGCAAATGATCTGAAGAAAACAACAACTGAAATTAAAGAACAAGCCGGAAAGATTAATGAGAAGTTAACAAGCGTAGAAAAGAAATTTGATGAGCAAGAAATAGGAGTGCGTAATTTAATATCAGACACGCAATATTGGGAAACAACACAAGTAGCTTCAAATTCGGCATATGGAATATTTAAAAATAACTTAAATTCATTGTTTAGTACTTTAGTTGAGCAAACCGTAACCTTCAGTTTCGACGTGAAAATTATCACGAATGATAACACTGAGGGAAGGATTCAATTTTATGGTTCTAATGGCTCTCCAAAATATACTTTCGCTCAAAAAGTATTAACAGGCATAAATAAAGATTTCCAACGGGTTACTTACACAACTAAAATTCAAGAGATTCCTAGTAACAATGGACAAGCAAGATTGGAATTTTGGGGGATAGATGCTAAAACAACTAAAATCATTATTCAAAACTTTAAACTTGAAAAGGGGAACAAAGCCACAGGATGGACACCAGCCCCAGAAGACCAAGTAACAAATGATGAATTCACCAAGAGAACAACTGAGATTGAAAAAAGTGTGGAAGGCGTTAAAACTACTGTATCAAATGTTCAAAACAGTCAAGTTGGATTTGAAAAGCGTATGAGTAATGTGGAACAAACAGCAAGCGGTCTTTCTACTTCAGTTAACCAATTGACGCAAACACAAACTACACAAGGAAAACAGATTACTGATGCTAACACAAAGATAGAGCAGCAAGCACAAGCAATTAAGGCTAAAGTAGAAATTAAGCAAGTAGAAGACTACGTTGGCGGTTTTCGAATTCCTGAGTTGAAGAATACTGTTACAAAAAATGCTCAAGATTTAATGGGAGAAATATCTAAAAAAGTAGCTACGCAAGATTACAACAAGAAAACGACTGAATTAGAGCGTCTTATTTCTGCGAATGCGCAGGGGATTAGTCTTGCTGCAATCAAAACAGAAGTATATACGAAAGTACAGGCTGACGGAAAATATGCGGATAAAGCGTATGTAGAAAAACAAGTAGGACGTATTGACGTAACTGAAAAAGCGATTACTAGTACCGTCCAAAAAGGCAATATTATCTCGGCTATTAACCAAACAGCCGAACAGATTCAAATCGATGTTGGTAAGTTGAAGATCAACGCGGATACAATCGTACAATGGCTAACAGCAAAAGGAATTGATGCTGATGTTATTAAAATCAGTGGTGATAAAGTAACAATTGATAAGAATGGTATTACAGCAAAAATGGCTGACTTCTTTTTTGAAGATGAGCGTGGGCAGAAATTTTCAGTAACACCAAGGAAGAATCTCATTCCAGATCATGACTTTTCACACATTTCTTTTAATACTTTTAATAATTATTTTTTGAAGATCGAATACAGTCCTACATGGACAATTATGTCTAATCCATATATTGAGAAACCAGTGGTTAACAATTATGAGCCAATGGTTAATCCGATGCGGATAGATTTGTCAAATTGGATTCGATTTACATTATTTGAAGGGGTAAAACCAGGTAAGAAATACACATTGTCGGCTCATTTCAGAGCAACTACCAATGATAATCGTGTAAACATTACAAACAAGCCAATCATGAGAGCGGTATTCGGTAAATATAACGGTGACACTCCGGTGGAGCTTGGACGAGCATCAAAAACTTACGATGCACCAAGCATTCAAACGGGGAAAATAGTAAGATACGCTTTAACCTTCATTGTGCCGAGTAACTATGTAGAAGGAAATGGTTATGTTTATATTGATTTATT